GTAGCGCACGCCCAGGTAGCTGTCGATCTCGGCGTCGGCGTCGGCCAGCGCGTTGTCGACGCCCAGGGCCGGCAGCACGGTCTCGCGCTGCGCAACGTCGTCGGCGTAGCGGTCTACGAGGTCCTGGCGGGTGGCGTAGGTCATGGCTTACAGCCCCAGCGCCGTGTATTGCGCCGACGCCCAGGTATCGGCCTCCTGACACACCACGGCGTAAGCGCCGAGCGCGGCGGTTTGCCCGGCGCTCAGCACGACCAGGCCGGCCGCGGCGCCGGCCGCCATGTGCAGGAACGCTAGCTGATCCTCGGGCGTGTAGCCGTTGTCGAGAATGCGCTGCTTGCGGCACATCTTGATCAGCTCGCAATGCGTGCTGGCGGCCTTGATCGAGGCGCGCAGGGCGGCGTCGAGCACCACCGGCTGGATGCTGGCGGCGATCTCTGCCGGTTGCCCGGCAGGCAGCGTGGTGCCGGCCGGGAGGGTGACGTAGGTTAGCGCGCCGATGGTTGCCAGCTCGACGCCGACGGGGTTGCCGCCGCCATCGACAGGCAGCCGTAGCTCCCGCGTGACCTGGCTATCGATATGCTTTTGGTAGCTGAAGATAGAGCCCACAGCGGGCCTCCCGTAGGGTGCGCAGCATGTGCTGCAGTGAATGAGTGCGCCGGGCATGGCCCAGCACGGACACCAAACTTTCGAGTCGGCCGTGCTTAACGGATTGGCGAAACACGTACAGGCTGCGCCGTCGCACGAAGCGCCGGCTTGACCGGGTGCGATAACCGACGAAGTTGATGCCGCGCGTCGCCGGCGCCAATTTGCGGTCCAGCTTGGCTTCGTCGTGCAGGCCCATCGCTATCGCTCGGGCCATCAGAGATACAAGGCCGCCCGGAACCCCACGCTAGCGTGCGAGGCGCTCCGCGCATTGTTGAGATCCAACGCCCAGACCCCGGCATCCGAGCCGCCGCTCCAGCTCCCGCCGGAGCGCGGGCACATATCGTTCGGCCTATAGTCCAAAAAACCGTCGTTCCCAAAAGCGTTTGTCCCGCCCACCCCTCCTACTAGCGGGATGCCGAGCCCGGTAGCTATCCATCCCGCGCCGCTGCCAGACTCGTCAAGCACCTGCGCCGCATTGCCGAACGTCTTGGACGTCGATGAGGCTGTGGCAGCGCCCACCGTGGCGCCGAGGCTGTCGTAGTTTGCAGCTCGGCCAGATGCCCCCCAAGCGTCGGTCGACGCGGCATTGCCTGATGTGAGGCTCGACATCGCGACGGCGGTTTTTACTGCGTAATACGCAGACCCGTCGGACGTCAATCCGAGGTTAATCTCCCACATCACCCCATTGAGATCAGCGACGCCACACTCCTGGCCGTTGTGCGTGGTTTTCTGAAATGGCGTGCCGCTGCCCGTCAACGCGGCGTTTGAATAGCCGTCCGACACATACAGCACGCCAGCATCCTGAGCGTCCCGCAGAGCATTGTTGTTGCAGCCCTTCGGGAAGTTGTTCGTAGCGTCGTACCAGGCGCACCAAGTCGCGCTCGCGCTCGCTTTAGCATGGGCGTATGACAGCAACGACAGGGCCGAGAAGATGAAGCGACTAGAGCAGAAGAAGTTTGGCCCTCGGGTTTTGGCGGCATCCAGCGCGCCATAGTAGGCATTGGCTGGCGCCCCGATGAGATCGGAAAATGGATTATGTGTAGCGCTTGACGACAGCGGTTTTCCGTTCCTTACCGACACGGCAACGCCAGCCGCGCTGGCGGAGCACAAATATTTATCAACGAAAAACCCGCTCTTGATAACGCCGCCATCCCAGAAGGCGCGGTGCAACACATAGCCTTCGGCGGCGGCCTGCGCCTCGCTGGAGAACTGGCGCGCATCGACGATGCCGACGTCGTTGATCGGCAAGCCGTTGCCTGCCGAGCCGAAGAGATACCGGAAAGCCGGGATCCAGACCATGACCGAGCCGTCGCGAGTCTGGTAATTGCCATAGTTCGGCGACGCGGGATCTTCGTAGCCAAAGAGCCCGACCATGTCGCGTGGCAATGGCTCTGTACACACCCCAACCCCGAAGCCTTGCGTACCGGGGACGCCGATTCCCCGTGCAGCGGAGAGCTGGCCATCTGTGCCCACCATCCCCACCACTCGGCCATCTGCGCCAATGACCAGACGCCCGTCGATGATCGAATTCTGAGCTTCTTTCCAGCTGCCTTTAGGCATGGTCTACCCCTCGGTTCTTCGCGGCCGTTACAGGCTGGTGACGACCAGCAGCGGCTCGGCGGTGATCGCCTCCCACTGCTCGTCGCTGAAATCGGCGCGGTTGATGTCTTCGCCGTCGGCGTGCCACTTGTGATCGCCGCGCCAGAAGCCGGCGGCGGGGACGGCGGTGATGCGGTGCGTAAAGATGGTCTCGCAGACCTGGTCGGCTGCGGTTGGCTGCTCGACCTGGTCGGCAACGGCCTCCGTGGACTTGCTGGCTGCTTGCTTTGTGCTCATGTTGATCCTCTCGTCCTTTCCGCCTTCCCCCCTCGCCGCGCTGGGCAAGGGGGGGGAGCGTGCTACTACTCACTGCGGGGTATTCGCGCTTAGGTCAGCCAGGGGCAGACGTAGAGCTCTACCGCCTTGAAGTTGGTGTTGCTGGCGCCGCTGGCGAGCGTTTCGGATTCGATCAGGGCACGGGCTGCCGCGCGGTTGGCCGGCGCGACGACCAGCAGGTTCGGGTTGATGCCCAGCGGCCGGCCGTCGTCGCTCTTGAAGGCCAGCATCGCGGCCACGGCGGCGTCGAAGTTGGTGGCGTCGAGCGTCTGCTTGCTGCCGTAGCCCATCTGCCAGAAACCGTAGCCGACGTTGACCCTGGCATCGACGCCGTAGCGGTACTCGTCGCGCATCCAGACGCCCTCGTCCTTCATGTCGGTCATCGCCGTCAGCGCGTAGTTGCGGCGCCGCTGGAAGATGATCGGCTTCAAGGGTCGGCTGGTGTCGAGCAGGTACCAGCCGCTGCCCGAACCGCCGCCCGAGTTGCTGACGATGCCGGCGCCCACCGGGTGGTCGGTGTCGAAGAAGTACTGGCCGTCAAAGCAGTTGGTGGCGAATCCCGCAGCGAGCAGCGGGAACACCAGCTGGTCTGGGTGCGACGCGGCGGAATAGCCCATCTGCGCGAACAGCTTGCTGAAGACCCCGTAGGCGTCGTCCTCGATGTCGTCGCGCGGTACGCCGATCGAGGATTCCCACTTTTTGTTCAGGATCGCGTAACCGCTGGCGGCGATGCTCTTGACGTGGCGGTCGCCGATCCACTCGCGCAACTGGGGAAATTCACCGAGCCAGCCGTAGTTCTCGACCTTGGCCGTCGACGGCACCTCGGTGGCGACCTTCTGCCACATCGGCTGCACGCCGGCGAACGCATCGTTGAAGGCCGCATTGAATCCGTTGTACATCGCATTGAGGCTGTCGCGATTGACCACCAGGCCGGCGAGTACGATCTGCAGGCCGGTATCCGTATGGATCGGCACGGACGGCGCCAGGCAGGCCAGGGCAAGCAGCGCGATGCCGACCATGGCGATAGCGGCGGCGCGCAGGGAAAATTTCTGGTTCATGTGGTGAGTCTCCTGGAGGATTGAATGCAGTTGTTGGCGGTCAGGTGATCGGGGGCCTAGATCTCGACCCAGACGCCGTCGGAATCGACCTGCCGGACGATGCCGGCGACCGACCGGGTCGAGCTGCCGTTTGTCTTGGCCACCGTCTGGTCATCGACCACGTAGCAGCTCGATCCGACCTCGGTGGTGGCGATCAGATCGGTCGACGTGCTGTTCCCGAACTTGAAGCAGCCGCGCCGCACCTTGGCGACCAGGGCGCCGTTGGCGCCGGCGGTGTTGTCGACGGTTTCCTGGACCACGCCGACGGTCTTCAGGGTGGTGGCCACGGCGCCCTTGGTGAGGTAGCCGGAGGCGTTGAGGCAGGCAAGGCTGCCGGCCCACAGCTTGGTGGCCGCGGCGACGCCGAATCCGAATTCCTTGTTGTCGCGGCTCGGGGTGTTGCGGTCGGCAACGAGAGCAGTCATTGGGTGGTTCTCCTAGAGGCTTGGGGGGGTCGAGTCGGGCGGTCTGGCAGTTCGACAGATGGTCGGGGTTAC